GAATAACATATTTGTAGAATAATGCGCTTTATAGGAATTCCTTTTTTGTGCGCTTCTTTTAAATCTTTATTACTGCTATAATAGTTTTCATAATTAAGCTTAACCACTATTTCATAGTTCTTTTTTCTACGATCAGTAGGCATATTCTTTTTAGAAAACTTCTTTTTTCTTCTAGAGTAAAAAGCTTTTTTACCAATGTACTTAACAGGTTTGCCATTTATAATAGCAGACATCTCATAGACAAAGCCTACAGCCTTATCAGGTATCATACTTGGTTCAAATTCTACATTGTTATATATCCAACTCATTTTACAGTATGTTTTAATAAAGGAAATAATTCATTCTTTACTTTGTCTATTCCAAATTCTAATACAGAATCAGAAAGATCTTTAGATAAGTTTAAATTAATAAAATTTAAATCATATTTGTTATTATACACCTGCATAGACTTTATGCCAGGCTCATCATTGTCAAACATAACAACAATCTTTTTGTATTTTTCTTTAAGATCATTGATTATACTTTCTTGAATTACACTGTTTTCACTATCCGGTGCAATCTTCTCTATATTAGATATACCAAGCTCTTCAAAGCTCATTAAATCTTTTAGACTAGATAGTATAATCAGATAATCTGAATCATATGTAAGTTGATCCATACCTTGAATATAATTCTGAACCTTGATAAACTTTTTATCTTTATTCTTAGGCATATATATCTTAAACAACTCTCCATCTTCTCTAAAATAACCATATGTATAATGCTTATTAGAAGTAATAGTATATGCTTTACCATCTTCTTCTTTACTCATGGTAAAGAATTCTAATGGATGTACATTATATTTTTTAAGAGTGTTAGATGATATACCAAAATTGGTCCAGTACTTGGCATCAAGATTATTCCAGGATCTTATTTGATAATCAGATACTTGATATTTACTGTGAAATTTTATTTCAACTTTGTCAAATCTTTTATGTGTTTTTAAATATTCAGAATAGTCATTAATAATCTTATAAGTTGCTTTCCATCTTACAGGAAGATTGAATAAATGCAACACAAGCTGTATGTGATCTCCCTGATATCCTGAAGAGAAATCTTTAAACTTGTACTCATTAGAACTTGTATCAAAGTAAATAAACATTGAAGGCACAGAATCTTTTGAGTTAAATACTGATAAGATTTTTACATCTTGCCCGCAAAGCTTTTCTCTTAGATTAAGATAATATTCAAATACCCATTCTCTTGGTACGTCATTAATATGACCTATTAAGTTTTTAGTAGAAATCATAATTAAGTTTTAATAGAAAGAGGGGAGACCAAATCTGACCTCCCCTCTATTAACTATTAACTAATTAATCTAAGGAAAAGTCAGAAGATGACTTAGAATCAATATCTAAATCACTCCCAAAAGAATCTACTTGTTTAACTTCTAGCTTTTTAAGGTGGTCATTCTCATTAAAGATTACAGTCTTACCGCTTTCTTCTGCAGAAAATGCATAACCATCTTTACTAGATTTAGGAAGCCACATATCATAATTTGTGTAGCCAGACTTACTCATATACTCTTTACCTGCAATACACATGTCAAGATAAATATCTTTAAATGGTTGATCATTATTAAAGCCTTTAACAAAGTCTTCAATAGTATCATGTTTACCATCTTGAGATGTAAACCATTCATTAATATCTAGTGCTTTACACAAATTTTGCAAGAAGATCAACATTGATCTATCTCTTTGAATTTTAATACCTGATTTAGTTTCACCATCAGCAAATGCATATTGACTAGCTTTAACTCTACCAACCTGACCTTTATGGTTACCTTTAGTTGGATCATCTTTGTCAAGCATAAAACCTTCAAACCCATCAATAGGTTTTGTCTCCACATCTAAATATAGATGATATGCATCATCAATAAACTTAAAAGGTTCTAGATAAACTCTATTAATTTTCAATGTATGATTACCAGGAGAAATTGTTTTAGGCATTCCACTCCCTGCTGATTCTACTAATCCTTTTGTACTTAATCCCATTTTATTTTATTTTATTATTTAACATATACTCTATCCCAGTGAGTGATAATTTTATCATCAACTGATTCAGAAATAACTATTTCTTGATTTCTTAAATGTTCAGGTCTTGCACCACAAGTAACTTCATCATTAGTTTTAAAACTAAGAATTACTTTATCACCTTTTCTGAACATATAACCTATAGCATCTGCGTTAGCACAGATTAAAGATTTAATCTTACCTGTCAAATCTATGTTAGCTGACATAACAAGCTCTCCTTTATCATCTACCTGCTTATCTTTAATGTGACCTGATAGTATCACAGTATCAGCAAGAGTATCAACAAAGTCAAGTACTTGAAAAAATGCTTGCCGAATATACAAATATCCAGCACCATTTGGTAATTTAATTACATCATCACCAGAAAAATTCTTACCCATTGGTGTTTCCCGGTACAATTTTGCAGCTAAAGGCTTTACCATATCTTCTAATGCTGTTACTGTATCTAGAGTAACATACTTGTAAGGTTTACCTTGTTCTTTAATCTGTTTACCAATAGCAATCAGCTCTTCTAAACTATTAGCTTTTACTTTCAAAGCTTCTACATAATCAGAACCATTTTCTAAATCAATAATCAGGTTATCATCTAAACCAGCAAAGGCAGTTGTTTTACCTGTCTTAGGTTTAGAATAAATAACCATTCTTTTAGGATTAGTTCTGGTAGCAGATACCTTCTTTTTAGGAAGTACTATTTCCATACTTTGTCTTTTATTAAATTATTTAACCATTCTTTATCACTTACTGGTTTTTTAAACATCACTGCACAAAAATCTTTAATAGTCATTTCACTGAAAGGAGCATCTTCAGAAGAACTGTTTAGTCCTAACTCTTGCTCAAAATCCGGGAAAATGCTAATCTTAGATTGTTCTTGTGGTTCTATATAATTACCAGCTTCAAAATCAGGATATGTAATCATATTACCATCTTTCAGAACAACAGACAATTCAGATACAGGAATCATATAAGTAATGTATTCTTCACCTTTTTTATTCACATTAGATTTAATGTCATATTCTTCTTTAAAGAATGGATTGTGTGTATACTTAAACAGATTTCTGCTTTCATACATAGGCACCATATCTTTACCATGAGATGTTTCTTCATAATCATAAAATTCTACGTAAATGTCAGCACCTTTTTCAAGCTCCCACTCAAAAAATTGTACTTGTCTTCCTTCTTTACCTTTCTTATAGAAAGCTGTTTTAATTGTAAAGAAAGGATCATGTAACTTTAACTTTTTAAAAGTTTCTTTGTGCTCAGCAAAAAACTCAGCCTCTTTTCTTTTTCTGTCAATCATTATTATGTTATTTTAATTCCTGAACCTGGAGTTGGAGCTTGTTCAATTCTGATAGTGTTTCTATCAAATCTGAAAAAGCTTAACCTTGTAGTACCATTTCTAGACTTAAGGAAGTGAAATGGTAATAAGTCTGGATCATCAATAATAAATCTTTCCGGACCATACTGTCTTATCTTTCTTAAAGAAGGTTTGTTAATACCAACTACAACATCAGCATGCTGAAGTAAAGCATCAGAACCATAAATATCAGAATCTAAGACATAGTTACCATATTCACCATCCATTGTTCTTTTAGGGTCATCTATATTTCTATTTAGCTGACTAAGAACAATAAATGCTATAGGATAATGCTTCTTCATATAAGTCAAAGCTTCACCCAATGCATTCAAAGTCTGAAACTTATCACGCTCATTCTTGGCTTGTTTAAATAAAGCAGAGTGATCTATGGTAACCAAAGTATTAGTGTATTGATAAATAGGATTTCCATCATCATCTTTTCCAACTACTCTTTTATATTTTTCCAACTCATAATGTATAGTTGCACACATTGTATCTATTGTACAAGGATCATAAATAACATTTACAAAATCCTTATCAGCTGTTTTTTCATACAACTCAACACACTTCCAATAAATCTGATCCTCTAAAGATTCTTCTTTACTCATAAGAGTGTTGTAGTCTTTACCTGTATGCTGAGATAACTTTCTTACACCACTTGTTTCATCAAGCATTTCCATTTGAAATTTTAATACTCTAAATTCCTGGTCTGTGTTAATGTCAATTATATCAGAAACAAGTTGTTCCATAAACAATGTCTTACCTGTACCAGGTCTTGCTCCAACAACAGTAATTGTACGCCATTCCAAGCCATCACAAAAAGCATCATTAAATTTAGGCCAAGCTGTCTTAAGAAATTTTAACTGCCCTGTCTTTCTAGCTTTAATTTTAATGATTGCTTTTCTAAGAGCATCTCTCTCACTTACAGGAATTAACGGTTTTGCTCCATTAAATCTTTCCATCTATATTTCTTGTTTTATAAGATCTCTTTTAACACTATTGTATAAGTAATGAAATAAAGAGATAATTAGTTCAATTAGTATATAATCAACTAAAGTGATATCTAGGAATAGTTTTCCCAGATTGTATCCTATTACAGTTCCAATAATTGCAGTAACTAGTAATATTAAGTTTTTATATTTACTCATTAAATTACATTTTCTTTGAAGTAATTAAAGTCATCTAAGTCTGACATCACTATCTCACAATAAGTAGCAAGGTCTGAATCAAAAGACTTGTCAATGTTTTGTTTTCTAATAAAGTATTGTGCTGTGCGCATGTAAGCATAATTGTTTAGACTGTACTCGCTTACATATCTTTGAGTTGCTTTTAGTATTGTATCCCAATCATAATCATATTCTTTAAAAAACCATCTAAAGTTTCCTTCTAAAGTTTTAGCATTTACTCTAGCATACTTGCCACTTTGGAGCTTAAGCTTGGGGAATAGTTCATTATAAGACTTGATCTTACTGATAAAACTATCACCCATTAAATCTTGAGAAGTTTCTTTCTTTTTCTTTCTGAAATAGGAATCTATTTCTTGGATAAAGATAACACTTTTATCTGATAATTTAAAATCTTTTGTTATCCATTCATTCTCTATAAGTCTGTGTTTTTCTAACTCAAGAGATACAAAATCAGCTGGTTTTGTTTTATTCTTAATACAGTACAATACATAAAATGTATTAGGAGTTAAACCAGCTTTTATGAGCTTATTAAATATATCTACCATTCTATTTCGTGATTATAATTTTCTTTTACAATTTGTGTAGTCTTTACAAACACATCTCCGCAATTCCATTCAGCACTTTTGCTATAAGCAGCACTAGCAGGATGAGAAGCATACAGTTTATAATTATTGTCATTTACTACATCTGACCATTTCTTAGCTTCTGTACCTAAATAGATATACACAAGTCCATTGTTATGCCAAGTAAGCCAATCAAATAAATAAGCAATAAAGGGTTTCCAAATTAAGTAATGTTGACCAATTTTACCAATATTAGTTGTTAAAGCTGTATTAAGCATTAACATGCCTTGGTTACTCCATCTTTTTAAATCTAGATTTCTATCAACAATCTTTTTGTTATCATAAACTGTTCTATCAATAGCATCTAGCATATACTTAAGGCTAGGTTGCTCATATTCTTTTCTGCTGCAGCTGAATGCTATGCCATCAGCAACTTCAAATCCTGGATAAGGATCCTGACCAACCATAACAACTTTAAGATCTTCATAAGGACATTCCTCAAAAGCTCTAAAGATATACTTAAGTGTTGGTGTAAATTTTTTACCATCCCGTGATTGTCTAACAAGTTCTTTTATGATAGTATCAAATTCAGAACTTTTGATAAAACCTTTTAAAATTCTATCCCACCCGGAACTTTTTAGTTTTTCTAATATTTTTTCTTTAATTTCGTCTAAATCTAAAGTTTTATTCATGGCTATTAAAGTTAAAGAGTTAAAAGATGATGCTCTTGTAGAGATCAAAGTAAATAAATCATATTACCTAATGGCAAAAGCTGCTCTTTTTTATCTGTTTCAACATATTAAAGATGGTGATGAAAGAGAAAAGCATCTTAAGCAAGTAATGGAAGGTAAGTATGAAGACATGAATGACTGGGAAAGAGCTTTCTATACATTAACTATTCTTCTAGCAGATATTGAAAATAATGCTAAGAAGGCTAATCTGTATGAAGAAAAAGAAATTTTAGAACCGGAGGATGAAGGTTATGTACCTCCTACCCAAGAATAATTCCATTATCTCTTGCTATATCTTCACAAGTTTGTATAGTCAAACTCATTTCATCTTTAGAACATTCAGCAAAAGATTTGTTAATTACATTATCTTCTCCATCTAAAAATGTTAGACCTGACTTCATTTTTATCATAGACTTCATATCATCAAAAGAATAACCTAGTTCTTTTGCTATGTGTCTTATGCATGCATGAACTTTAGATATTTGAGCTGTTGAAGCTTTATCTGTCTGAATATTAAAAAATATTTCAACAGTGTCTCCTTCAGATACTTTATCTAAGAACAAATTATACTTGACTTTATCTTTTTTATCAACATAGTCAAGCTTGCCGTTTTTCTTAATTAATTTTACTGTTAGCATATAATATATTATATTTATAAT